ATTATTATCCGGAAGTGTTCGGAAGCTGCGGCAACGGTGTTTTTGAATTATCACAGGAAAAAGAACAAATCCGAATACCAAAAAAAGCACTATTTACGCAGGTTTCGTCTGTTAAAAAATACTCTGTTATTAACGCTTATGGCTCATCAATGACTCCGACATTATGCGATATGGACAGATTAATTGTTGAACATTATGACGGGGAACAGATAATTGACAACCGGATATATGTATTTTGCTATAACTCCAAAATCTTTATCAAACGGCTTGTAATGAATGTAAATCAGTTAGTTATAATATCGGACAATACCGACTATGACACAATAAAGCTATCCGAAAAGGATTTAAACAAAGTACAAATAATCGGGCAAATTGTCGGACTGATGCGAGATATGAGATAAAATACATACTCTTATTTATTATAGCGTGCGGTTTTCACTATCTCATAATGAAATACATTTTAAAAAGATATTAAGTTATGTAACAATATAAATAAAAAAACCCCTCTATTTAGTGTAGGAAATCAACAAAAGGCATTGACAATATGTTATAATGTAAGTGTAATTTGATTGATAAAGCCTATGTAGGCGCAAGTCCAACGGTTGACCTCAATCGCTAAATTACAGGAGTTACTGTCTAAAAGAGGGGAATGGATGCTTTATTGTTGTGGAAGATACTACTCAAACACAGAGAAAAGATATTTACTTGATACACACAGTAAGCATAATCAAATTTTAGAGTTCGGGATTTGCCCGAGATGTAACGTATTAAAAGCGTGCTTGACCTATACAGATAATCTTGGGAGACGGCAGGAGATAAAGCCAAAAAAGCGAAAAGCGCAGCAGTTTATAAACGAGTGTTTGTCTCAGCCCTATTACGAATTAAAAGACCTGAAAGAAAAGCACGGCACGAAAAACAATATGTTTTGGCTGTATCAAACAAACGGATATATCAAAGATTTCAATAACGAAACAAAAGGAAAATGTCAAACAGAAATCACGATAAAAGATACTTCTATAGATGCACTCGAAATGGGTGCTTTTTGTTAGCAAGCATTTAATTTTATTCATACATTATTCTATTGATTACAAGGTACTATTACACCCCGAACAAAATCGGGGTTTTATCTTATGCAAGTTAAAATTGAAGAAAAAACAGAAATAAAGTTTTTCAAGTGGACAATCATATCAAAGACATTAATCCATAACAGTAAGACAATGGAAAATGAGCCTGTATGGGTTAATAACAGAGAATATTTTGAAAAAGAGTTTTTTAAGAATTAGGTTATCCTCCTTTCTACACGGATAAAGTAACAATAAAAGCGGCGCAGTCAAAACGCTGCGCCCCTCCTCCCAAGAAAAGATTATATTAGAAATGGCTGAAAAAGAGCTACAAAAGCAAGTAATAGACTATTTACGAGATAAAAACATATTTTGTTTTGCAATAACGCCACCGGATCGGCGTCATATGGTTTATGGGGTAAAATACAGTTTACCGGACATATATGCACTCCGTAACGGTGTAAGCATATTCATAGAATTAAAAGATAGGCAGTATTCCAAAAATCACGCAGACCGTCAGGAGCGACAGCTTAAGGTCAGAAAAGAGATAATACAGAACGGCGGTCTTGCTGTTTTGGTAACCAGTCTTGAAGAATTAAAAGAGATATTATGAACGAATTAATCGCATATTTAACAGCAATAAAAGGTTACGCAAAGAACATACATTATACTTGTCATAGTGGAGATTTTTACAGCAAGCATATATTTGCGGATTTAATATCAGACCCTATTGCTGACTTTATCGACAAAATAAAAGAAGTTTGTTTGTTAGGTCATTTCCCCGTAGGCGAAAGACCGCTTGAAACTTCCAAGTATGACAAAATGGCAAGTCTGTTATATCCTAATACATCAGAATCAGACGACAAAGCAAATTTTAAAAGAATACAAGAATTAATCATAACTACCTTAAACCTGATAGAAAAATTAGAAGGTTTAACAAAAGGTGAAGAAAACCTCATCGGAGCAATAGCAGAACACTTGCAACAGATGAATGGTTTATTAAATTTACAGAACTTTTTTACAGAACTTTGAGGAGTAAACAATGGCAAATTACACCGTACCGGCAAATGATTGGACAGACATAGAAACTTTATTAGATACAGAATACGACAACACAGCAGATTATGCACTTTATACAAACGAAATCCCTCTAGGATTATTACAGTTTGAAGTAGCAGACACAAAGCCTACAAACACGGGTAAACTTTTAAGAAGTTTTACTACGCAGCAAATAGGCGTAAACGTAGGCGGCACTACTTGGGTAAAAGCAACTGCTAACCCGATTGAAATTTATATTTACGAAAACCCATCAGCGTAGGTAATTAAACAATATAAACTTAATCACATCATTAACAGAAACATTTAACTGTACTGATAGTTTTTCAAGTTTAATTTTTAATTCTTGTGGTAATCTAACGGTTAATCTTTCATCTTTTGACATATAATATCCTTTCATTTTGACGTCATTTGATATCGATTTTAACACAGTTATAATGTCAAATCAATAAAAAGGTCAAGATTATGGCAAAAAGAAAAATGACTGAAAGTCAATTAGCAAATCTAAAACCCAATTCATTTAACAACAGAGAGATTGCTAAGAAAGCGCAAAAAAAATCTGTAGAAAAAAGAAAAGAGAATAAAACACTCGCTCAATTATTAGAAATCGCATTAAAACTTCAAAATGAAGAAACAGGCGAAGTAAACGAAATAGCGATGACAAATGCAATAATAAAGAGAGCGATAAAAGGTGATGTTTCAGCCTATACAGTAATAAGAGATACAATGGGGCAGAAACCAACAGACAAACAAGAGATTACAGGAAGTGTCAATATTCCTCCCACGACATTTAAAATACAACCTGTAAAAGGTATAGATGAACTTTGATAAGCCTTTTGAGATACCTGAAAAATTACTTTTCTTATTAACAGAGAAAAAGCGGTACAAGATAGCATACGGGGGGAGAGGTTCAGGAAAGTCTTGGACAGTTGCTAGATGTTTGATATTGCTTGCGATGCAGTCGAAGGTCAGAATATTATGCACAAGACAGTTGCAGACTTCAATCGCTAATTCAGTTCATAAACTATTATCAGACAGTATCGAGTTATTAGGTTTATCAGAATACTTTGAAATAACGAGAGATACTATAAGATGTTATAACGGTTCGGAGTTCTTTTTCAAAGGTATTCAAAACAATATAAACGAAATCAAATCAATAGAAGGTATTGATTTTTGTTGGGTAGAAGAAGCCCAAAGCGTAAGTAATGACAGTTGGGAAGTATTAATTCCGACAATTCGTAAAGAAAACTCTGAAATATGGATTACATTTAACCCTGACAGAGAAGAAGATGCGACATATCAACGCTTTGTAAAAAACACACCGCCCGACAGCATTTTACAGCTTGTTAATTACAACGATAATGCTTGGTTTCCCGAAGTCCTTAAAAAGGAAATGGAATACTGCAAAGAGGTTGATTTTGGCAAGTATGAGCATATATGGCTAGGCAAGACCGTAATTGATACCGAAGCCCAAGTATATCACGGTAAATTTGAGTTAAAAGAATTTGAAACACCTGAAAAGGTAACGCTTTATTATGGTGCTGACTGGGGTTTTGCAAATGATCCAACTGCAGTGGTAAGATGCTTTATAAAAGAACAATGTTTATACATTGACTACGAATCAGGCGGGGTAGGGGTTGAGTTTGAAGAATTGCCAAGTCTATTTGACAATATCCCTGAAATAAGGAAATGGGATATAAGAGCAGATGCGGCAAGACCTGAAACAATATCATATATGTCGAGACAAGGTTATAAAATTAAGGCTTGTCCGAAGTGGAAAGGCAGCGTTGAAGACGGAATCGAATATATAAGAAGTTTCCGCAAAATATATGTTCATCCACGTTGCAAACACACTTACGAAGAATTTAAGTTTTATTCATATAAACAAGACAAAAACACAGGCGACATATTGCCGGTTGTATTAGATAAAGATAACCACTATATGGATGCTTTAAGATACGCTCTTAATCCATATATTCAGAAAAATATTTCAATTTTAGAAGTTTTATAATGACAAAAGAAAATCAACAAGTTAATAACGGTTTGGCTAGTGCGTTGAGCCTCGATGAACAGAGTATAAACTCAATGAACAACCCGAGCCAAATATATAAAAATGCAAGCCCCTATATTTTAAGTTTGCATTATATTCCACTTGCTAATACCTATAAATCAAATGGTTTTGCAGCGACTGCAGTAGATATGCCCGTTGCTGATGCATTTAGAGATGGTGGTTTTGAAATCGACTCAGACACGTTAAGTCCTGATGAAATCCAACAATTAGAAGAAAAGATGTCAGATTGTAACGATGTTGAAGTATTGAAAGACTGTTTGCGTTGGGGCAGATTATACGGTGGCGGGTGCATATTAGTAAACACCGAACAAAAAGCGGATACGCCTTTTAACCCTGAAACAATAAAGGGCAAAGAGGTTGAGTTTTTGGCAGTTGACAGATGGCAGTGTATTCCTTTAGCTTCGAGCTTATATCTTGCAGAGCAATTTATGCTTCAAGATAACTTGCACAACGAAGGCAAAGAGATAATATTTGACAAGTCAAGAGTATTCACATTCACAGGAAAGACACAACCTTATTATTTGAGAAACCTATTACAAGGTTGGGGTGCAAGTGTATTTGAAGACATTATTCCCCAATTAAACGAATATTTAAAAGCAAATAGCGTTATTCTTGAACTGTTAGACGAAGCAAAAATTGATATCTTAAAAATATCAGGGCTGTCTGATTTACTAATGTCCGCAGAAGGTGAATCGGTTGTAAGACGTAGAGTTGATATTGCAGCAGCTAATAAGAACTATAAATCAATGTTGACAATGGATGCAAATGACGATTACGATCAAAAGCAGTTAAGTTTTGGCAGTATAGATCAGATGCTTGAAAAGATATTTTTGCTTATTTGTTCTTGCTTGCGTATTCCATATTCAAAGATATTTGGTAGAGGTGCAAGTGGTTTTTCAAGTGGTGAAGATGATCTCGAAAACTATAATGCAATGATCAATTCTGATATAAGGGTGCCTGCAACAAAAATATTAAAGCAGATGATTGATATAAGATGCTATCAATTATTTGGTCGCAAAATACCCGATTTAACGATTAATTGGAAACCGTTAAGGGTAATGAGCGAAAAAGACCAACAAGAGATAGAAACACAAAAAATAAACGGATATATTCAGCTATTACAAGCGGGCATATTAAGTCCAAAACAAGTAGCAGAAAAACTCGCAGTCGAAAAGATTGTTGCTTTGTCAGATGAAGAAATAAACGCATTATCTGATGAAATACAGGCCGAATATGGCAATTTTAATGATTTAATAGATGCAGAAAGATGATTTTTTTAAAAAGAGTTGATTTTAGTAATTTTTATATCAAGCGAATTGCTAACGGTATATTAAAGTTTTTAAAAGCTGAATTATTTGACGAAATATTCGATATAATAACCCAAAAAAATATAGCATATAACGATATAAGCGTTCTTGAAGATGCTATCCGAGCAACAAAGATATATTATGAAGACGGATATTTCAAAAGCACATCAGGAAAGTTCACAAATGCAATAGCAAAAGAACTTGAAAATCTCGGTGCAGTTTATACAAAAAGCGGTTATAAACTAGCAATAAATCAACTACCTGTTAATATTATTCAGGCAATCGACCTTGTAAAAATACAAACTTCAACAAGGTTAGCATTATTATTAAAATATCTTGATACCGTTACAATAGATGAAAAATTCTTGTCAACGTACATAGAGAAGGTTGTTGAAGCGGGATTTAAAAATCTCGAACAAAACATTTTAGATAGTGCAAAAGAAAAGAAAGTGCCTATTATAGAACTTGGTTTAAAAGAAGTACAGACCGATGATGAAGCACTTGAAAAATATTTAGATTACTTTGAGGAACGCTCAAAAGGTTCAACAGAATTAAGAGAAAAAATAACCGCTCTTAAAGACGAATTGGAACTTGTTGATGTAAAAGAACTAGACAAGGCAATAAAAGAAAACCGTACTTCAAAAGATACGGAAGAACAAAAAAACGCTCTTAAATCTGAATTAGAACAAGCAAAGCAAGATTTAAGAGAATACGAAAAAGAAACGCAAAAAAATGCACCCGAACAACCGAAGTTTGTTGGTGATGAAACAAGTACAGAAATAGCACAAAACTATACATATAATATGAAGTTTTGGGTGCAGAAATGGTCAAAAAACGAAATAACAAAGATGCGTAAAGACGTTATGGGCTTTATGCAGAAAGGAATAAGACGAGATACTGTTCAGAAGTATTTTGAGAAAGAATGGAAAATCGCATCCGATAAAGCAAGATTTTTGGCTCGTAATGAATGCGGACTTGCAACAACGGCTATTCAGCTTGCACAATACAAAAAACTAGGTGCAACGCATTTCAAATGGTTGCGTTCTACTTCAAAAGAAAAAAGAGAACTTCACAAAACATATTATGGCAAGGTTTTTCCAATAGATAAACCGCCGATAATAGATGAAAAAACAGGCGAGCGAGGCTATCCTAAGCAAATATATAATTGCAGTTGCGGAATGGCTCCGGCAATACCAAACAATGTAAAAAACAGTTTTTTCCGTAGGATTAAAAACGCTTTTACAAAAGATTATTACAAATACAGACGTTACAAATAATGCTAAAATCAAAAACAAAAAATAATTTAATAATAAACAACGCAATAGAACTGGGCGAACTGACAACCGAAGCGAACGGCAAAGGTCGTAAGTTTACATCAAGGTTTATAGAGCCTGGCTTGGCAAAGTACGAACAATTCGGAATGGTTTATATCCCGAAAGAAACTCTTGACAAATTTATCGACACGATGGTCGGAGTGCCTGTTATTATTAAACATAAAGATATTACAGATGCAAACGCAGATCGTGAGAGAGTCGGAGTAGTCTCAAGGGTGTGGTATAACGAGGCTGACGGATGGTACTACTGCGAGGGAGTTCTTTTCAATAAACAAGCAATTGACCTTGTTATAAATCAGGGTTGGAATGTTTCTTGCACTTATGATTTTGAAAGCGACTTTAAAAAAGGCACTTATCACGGTGCAGAATATGATATGAAATTTACAGGCGGTGAGTTCTTACATCTTGCCCTCGTACCCAACCCACGTTATGAACGTGCAACTATCGTAATGAACAGCCAAGACGATACAGAAACTATCTTTTTAAGCGGTCTTAAAACTATCATTGAAAACGCACTTGATACAGAGTTATCTGATGAAGACAGAACTGTATTGAATGGGCTTGCAGATATTTTCGAGGGTGAGAATGGCTTGGGGGAGTCGGTAAGTAACGCAGACCATTGGATAACCGTACACCCAAACGGAAAAGACGAAAAAGGTCAACCATTATTAGTTAAAGATGGTGAAACTAATAAGGATGCAATAGAGAGAAAGTTCGGGGACAAAACAAACAGTAAAAAAGCCGACAAACAAGAAACTTTAAAACAAAACAAAGAAAAAATTGAAAAAATAAAAAAAGATATTGAAATTTTAAGAGATAAAACACAAGACACTAATTATACAATAGGTGAAAGAAAAGGATTTCAACAAGAAATTCAACAGAAAACAAGTGAAATCCAAGAATATAAAAAGCAAAATGCATATATAGAATGGGAAGAAAAAAAGAAAAATTGGGATGGGAAAATCGCAGGCGTAGAAAAAGGCGAGCCTATGGATTTCCAAAAAGCTGATAATATGGCGCCTAATCCTAAATATGAAAAAGGAACTATTTATTCTGATAATTGCCAAACGTGTGTAGTTGCATTTGAACTTAGGCAAAGAGGTTATGATGTAGAAGCAAGAGGTTTAGATACGCCAGAGGCAGAGTCAATAATGACCTATACAAATACTGCTTGGGTTGACGCTGATACTGGATATGCTCCAAACTACATAAAAGATGACAGTGTAAAAAATAATAAAGACCTCTATAATTGGTTGAATAACACAATAGAAGAAAATAAAAGATACACGTTACAATGGGGGTGGAAAGGTAAAAAAAGAGAGGGGCATATTGCTTCTATTTTTAAAAAGGATAATACTTTAATATTGTATGACCCCCAAGATGGTAATACGATGGTGGATAAAGAAATTTTAAAATATGCACAAAGGTTTAAATATGAAATAAGCATTTATCGAACTAAAATGCCAAATCCACCAAAGCTTTTGGAAGTAAGTAGTTATGATATAAATTTTGAAAAAGTTAATAAGATATTACTAAAAGCTAGTTATTCGGCTTGATTAGGATAGAAAAAATCATATATAGGGAAAACATCATCTCTTTTAAATAGCATTTCGACATTTCCTGTTTTATCCTCTAATATATAATGAGGCAATCCTATTGA